TCCAATCAAAAATAAGATTACGGATATCGGCTGGAGACGGGCGGCTAATTTTAATAGCATCTACTATGTACCTCTTGCTCGTTGATCGGTCAATGGCGTAGCAGATAGCTGCAGTATCGCCAATCATTGCAGGATCAAGACCGCAAATATAAGTAAAGCCATTTAAGTCTCTAGGATGGCCTGGGTGACCGGCAACTAGGTTACCTGCCTTACGCATACCGTCAATAGATCCCTTAACACATACCGGATCAAAGGCAGCGTTTTCAGAAACATCTTGCTGTTGATATACTAAAGCCCAGGTGCTTGCATCCATTGCTTGGCGTTCGTTGTAAAGGTTACGTCCAGACCAGCGAGGATAGAGGCCGTCTTCGTTCTTATCAGATTCTAACTGTCCATCAAATGGAGCATCGGATGCTGGCCATAACGTAACCCACTTGTCGGGGTCTTCATCTGCCTCAAGCAGGGCCGGCATCGCTAGATACTTCCAAGGAACTTGGCCACCAGGGTAGCGGTCCTCTGAGCGTAGCTCGCGGTATAGATCCACCGAGGCCACACGAGTTCCGATAATAATCAGTTTACCCGTAGGGTTAAGACGGGAACGCACATCCTGGGTTAACCAGCGGATCTGCTTCTCAAACTCATTAGCGTTCTTTAAGGTCACCGCGTCATCTACAATAATCATATCTGCACGCTTACCGTAGATCTGACCACCGATACCAACGGCTTCGATGTTTGGGTCCTTTTCAGATGACTCACGGAGTTCATCACCAAAGGTGACACGGGTTGCTTGCCACGAAGCAGACTTGGAATTAAACCCTACGCCAGCAGCATAAGCTGCCTGAAGCTCTTGATACATTGGATGGGTCAGGCGCTGCTTGATGGCGTAGAGAAAGTCGGCAGCTAACTGCTGCGTTTGGGATACAATCAATACTCTAAAGTTAGGATTCCTACATACCTGCCAGGTCACGTAGTCCACCGTAATCGTGATGGACTTGGCGTGGTTGGGCGGGATATTTATCAGGACGCGGTTTGCTGCCAAGCCTGGCTCAAACTTCATAGAGGGGTGTAACCAACCAGGCTCTCTACCCTCGATTACATCTACGATATTCTGCTGATGGGGGAAGGTACGGCTATGCAGGAAACGTTGCCGGAACTCTGTAAAGGTCAAGTCGTGGACATCGCCGGAGGCGAACTGCTTATCCTTTAACCCTAGGCGGGTTCGATCTACCTTATCTGCAAAAACTTTATCTGTGCGCCGGTAATACTCATAAGTCTTAATGGACTTGCCGGCAGAGCCGCAAGCGGCATCAATGGTCATACCTTCTGCGACAGCGCCGAGGATGACTCGCTTAGCTATATCAGCCGAGTTGTCAGCCATTGGACTCCTAAGACCGGCTGGGCCGGAAGTGATTTTATTATCGGGCTGAGCAATTTATCGGATCTAGTATTAGATAGACCTCACCCGACTAAAAGGTACCGGAGCCGTCGGGCTTGGCGCCCGAGCGAGCCACAGCGAAGTGAGGGGTAAGTCAGTACTCGGCCTAGGGGCCTCGCAAGAGGCCAACCGAACGGGTCGCAAAGCTCTCCCCGCTTTGCTCCCCTACTGTATACTAAGGCAGGAAATTTAGAGCATTTCCCGTTTTATTTATGTGACCTTGATCACATACAGTATAAGTGCTGTTCAGAGCCACTTTTAGCTTCACTTTAGCAAATATTTTTTGTTGGGGAGTATTACTCTCTCATCGCGGGAATTTAACATACCCGGGTGGTCGAGGGCGACACGCCCGACCGCGTTGCCAACTGTCCACAGGGCTGTGGATAACTTTGGTCTATAAATTCTATTGGGGCTGACTATAGATCCGGCGCCGGCGCACCCTTACCCCTAAGCCCTATCTATTAAGTAATGACCAACCAACCAACCAACCGGCCAACCGATTACCAACCAACCAACCAACCGCGCTGCACCCTGGCAATCAATCAACCGGCCACCGCGTAAGTTACCGGTAAGTAGATTACCCGTCGGTAAGTTACTCACCGGTAGAAGCTATGACACGATATCCGGCAATCGTTGCCCTATCCGGTATAGTCCGGTAACCTTGACCTATCGGCAATCGTTGCCGGTATCTAATGAAAGAGGATATCAATGACCACTACATCAACCGCTGCAATCGTCACGATCAGCAAGGTTAAGGATCTAATAGATACATCTATCGGAGAATTCATATCTCACGATCAAGACTATTGCATAGATGAAGATGACTTTAATGCAATCGTGTTAGGAATCAATAGCGATCTAGATCTACGCGATTATGCGTTAGGTCTACCGATTGCACACGATATCGAACTAGTACGCGGTTGGATCTCATTCTTCATTACTGAACTATCAGAAGATGAAGATTCTCGCGTACCATTCCACACGATCTATTCTGCCCTATCTTATGAGATGAAAGAGATGACTATCGCTAACGCCTATCTTTCACTAGGAATTCAGAAGGACTATTCTCTCGCTAATCTACTTTTACGTGTTTATTCTGCCGGTTGGCCAACCGGTGCAATCGCTAAGATGCGTGAAGAATTACATCCTAAGGTAATTGAAGCGCTAATGAGTAAAGGTCTTCAGTCAGTAATCTGATGGCGTACTATCGGCCACCGGTTCACCGGTGGCCGGTGGTCTGCAATTAGGTGCAGAATATAGAAGAGAAGAGGCAGATAATGTGTGAAGAATATAACGGTTGGTCTAATCGTGAGACGTGGGCAACCAATCTATGGTTAGGTAACGATTACGGGATAAGTAAAGACCTTGAGATATATTTTCAAGAACTACACGATGATGAAGAACCAACCACCGCCGACATTATGAGAGTCTTTACCGATTACCTTGAGATATATGTAAATAACCTATTGGACTTTCATAACCTAAGTGAGACCACCTACTCAATGCTTACCGATATTGGCTCACTCTATCGCGTAAATTGGCGCGAGATAGCGCAGACTTATGCAGAAGAGAAGGCTAACGCGTGAGGCTCACGAGAAGAGGAAAGATCGTCATAGCGGTTGCAGCTAGCCTAGCGATTGGCATAATTGTATGGATCTCCGGCAATCTATGGTTCACCGGTTCCGGTTGGTGCATAGGTTCAATGTCTAAGTGTGTAGGAATATAGTTTAGGCGCGTACTATCGGCCACCGGTTCACCGGTGGCCGGTGGTCTGCACCTAATGGTTAGGGCAGATCCTCACCACCTACCGGTGGAAGAGGGCAATATAGTGGAAGAGGGCAATAGTATGAATATAGTGGAAGAGGACAAGATCGTAACTAATAGCCTTACAATTAAGGCCGGTGATATGGTTGAACTATTAGAAGGCGCGATCACTCACGCCGATAAGGGTAAGGATGCCATACGCGCATTGAATAGTGTGCAGATATTAGGTGGCGCTGGTCAACTAATCGCTAGGACAACCGATAGGTATCGCCTAATTGAAGGTAAGATTGAGGGTGAAGGCCACCTAGATCATAGCCTTATCGCATTAGATGATGTGAAGAGGGTGATCTCTCTCGCTAAGGATAATAGATACGGATCAATTACCCTTACGCGTGTAGGTGATCTACTCACCGTTAGCATCAATGGCAGCGCGATTACCTTGCAATTATTAAGCGAGAATTATCCTAAGACTTTCAACGATCTATTGAATGAAGAGAAGAGAGATAATCTAGGCGTGATCTCTTTCAATCCTAGCTTTATGGCCGATTATGCAAAGATCGTAGGTAAAGGTAAGGCTATCAAGGTGGAATTTATAGGTGAAAATAAGCCTATGATCGTGATCCTTACCGGTGAGAAGGTTGAATGGAAGGCGCTATTGATGCCAATGCGGATCATCTAGGTTAGAAGGGTATTATCCGGCTATACTCATACGGTATAGTCGGGTAATATCTTGCTAAAAGCTAGCGAGATAGATAATCTAATGAGGAAGAGGAAGAGGGCGAGATGACGATTGAAAGACATAGCGTAGACGGCTTTACGATCTACGCGATACGAGGCGGATACCTAGTACACGAAAGATACATAGGATATACAGTGAAAGAGGGCAAGCGATTGTTTATATCTAAATATGGGAGAGAGGGCGAGTAATGCAATTCGTAATCGTATGCACTAAGTGCTGGCAGAATACTAAATATGACGCGTTAGATGTAGTAACGGGTAAGCCTTGCGATAAATGTGGAGAGCTATTATGAAAATAGAAGAGATAGATACCTTGCAAGATCTAATTCTATGGGTGAAAGAGAATATGCCTGGCGCATATGTAGAGAGTGAGGGTGAGATCACGATCCATACCGGTCTTGCCGCATCAATGGGTGGATACCTACATCCAATAGAGAAAGAGGGCGAGTAGTGAGCGATTACTATTATGCGGTAGATCCGGCCTTCGATGATAACTCTGAATGGATCACTTGCGATAAGTGTGAGAGAGAGTATGACCGCAAGGAATATAATTCTGACACTTGCGTTGAGTGTGAGAATGAGCTAGATCCCGCACTAAATTGTGAGTGTGGATATGAACACTGAGAGAGAGGGCAAGTAAATGAATAAAGAGTACCTATCTGCTAAGGCAGAATTGTGCAGCAAGTTGGCCGTAGAACAGATCAACAACGGCAATGAGGAGGAGGGTGTGAAGAACTTCAAGCGTATGATTCGTGCGCTTAATGAGATCCACCTTCTCGACATAGAAGAGGGGAGAGGGAGAAAATGAGCTTTTATTCTACGAAAGAGAACCTCATTTACCTATATGAAGTCACCGACCAGCAAGGGGTGGCAGTATGGGGAGGCGAGCAGATCGAGGATATGTTTGCCTGGCACCGGCGAACGCCGGACTCACGTGTCTTTATATCTACGTGGGAAAGTGATGAGGAAGATGCTCACCTAGTGGGCAGACCTATCGAGATCACCTCAGCCCTAGCCAACAGTAAAGTGGGTGAGGGCGAGTGAGCTTTACTATCGGGATCATCATAGTATTACTGATAACCTATGTACTTATAGTTATGGAGGAGAAGG